TAGATGGAATCCATCAGCGACTCGTCGTCTCCAAAGATTCCGCGGCCTCGAGGCTCCTGCATATGCTGGAAGTCGATGTCGACGTCAGGGAATTGGCTTCGGATCATCGTCTCCAGGTTGCCGATGATGCGATAGACGTCGGCCTCGGTGGCGGTGCTGCCCCAGTAGGAGGTCTCGGTCGGAAGTTGGACGGTGATGATGTTGCTCATGTTTTGCTTTGGTTTGCTGTTTTTGTTGCCTTCGACGTGATCAAGATGGTCGATGCCCAGCCTTCCGTCTACAGAGAAAACCGTTTTTCTGTAGATTTGAGAGAAAACCCAATGTTTGCAGGGGTCAAACAGCAGTCAAATCCTTCGCAGGTCGACGTAACTCAGGCTCATAAATGTCTGAGCGTTGATCGTTGCGTCGAAGTAGGAGATGACCCTCTGGGTCTCTCGTTGCGAGTAGCTGTGGTAATTTTTCATACGGGTCGCAACCACCGCTGGAAACTCAGTCGGCTGGCCGTTTTCCGTATCCCAGTTGCCCGACGTGAAGCCGAACTTCCGGCACCAGGTTTGCAAGTTCTCGGGCGGAACAAAGAAATATTCGGTCGAGAAGCTGTCCTCGCCGCGGAAGCATTGAACGCCCTGGCCGCTCAGTAGATCGTAGCCGGCCGCGTCGAGATACCAGGCATCGAGGTCGAAGTCGGGCTCGTACCCGGTGCCGAAGAATCCAGGCAGGCCCGGGGCGAAGTTCTGAGTGCAAAGGCAGATCGACTCAGTCCATGAGTCGAGGCGCCATTGCAGCAGGTTCCACAGCCAGGCGCTCTTAGGAATCTTGTGGAAGAATGGGCCGCAGCCTGGGCCGCCGTTTAAAAGGCCTTTAGCAAAATACGGTATCGCGAAAATGTAGGTGTTACTTTGCCAGTCAAACTTGATGGAGGTCAGATAATCAGCGTTTGAATTGACCGCCGAAGCCATTGAAAGCGGCACTGTGGATGCGAACCGGGCACCTCGTTGATCCTTGAACACGTCGTCGATAGCCACCTGAACCAGGGTGACAAATGAGGAATTTGGCCCGTCGGGCTTGATGGCGAACTTCGGCGTTTTGTTTGGGCTGCCCAGGATCCGAACCGAGGCATCCACACCGTTAGGCCCTCCCCATTTGTTGACCCAGAAGTCGGCCTCGTAGCCACCGTTTGATTGAAAGTCGGGGTCACCAGTACTAGCTCGCATTAGCTCGTTGTCGTAGTTGCCGGAGCTGAATCCCCAAGGCCCTCCTGGAGGGATGTAGGCCGCATTGATGGCCCCTTGCAACATTGTCGTAGAGGTTGGAATCGAGTCCCCAATCTTGGTGGGGAACATATTCTGCCACGGTATCCCAGGAGATGTTGCTGCTGCATTTCTCGATGGAGCGATCAAAGATGTCTTTGTTCTTGAAGAGAAATAGAAGTCTGTCCATGCACCCACTCCATATCCTGGGTTATGGTTCTTGACGTAAAGTTGTAATTGTGAGGCGTAGGCCTCGAAGTTAATCAGAATATTGCCGTCGATGCCTATTGGACTTCCAACGCTACAGGCCAGCCCCTGAGGCGTCAGTCTGAGCAGGCCGACACGGTCCTCGGTGATGTCGTGAACGTCTTCGTAGTCGTTAATAAATCCAGCCTCAACAGCCAGCCGGCGGCGCACGTCGATAACCTTATCGAAGATCGTCGCCTCGTTGCCGGCAGACCAAAATGAGTCAAAGTTGTTGGATGGAGGGTAGATCGTCGAAATAGTTATGGGTGTCGTGCTAATCTCCCAAACAGGACCTTCTCCGTTGTTGAAGATGTTGCAGTCGATGGGTGTGATTTGGAAGTAACCGCGGCGGCTGGTGAGGGTGATGCTGGTCGGGTTTTGGACGACAGTAATTCCAAGCGCCTCCAGCCTTTGGATTAAGCTCCCAACACCCGGGAAGTTGACTTCGCGATCCTCATAGGTCGGATTGGTGCCATTTGGGTCGATGGTGTATCTGACTTGTGCACGTCCCCAGGTGAACACCAGGTCGCCGAGCTGCTGCCTAAAGTCGCCGGGGTCGGCGTAGGTCTGGGGGTACACCTGCCGGATGTCGTGCTGCACCGTAGGATCGATCTGGGCGCCCATCGTGTGGAGCCAGTCGAACATGATGAACGGGTTGGCCACGTTGTTGGCCTGGGCTGAGCGTTCCAACGCCAGGAATGGCGAGGTGTTGGGTATCTGCCAGCTCGGTGGTCCCTCGGCGAAATACGGCACGTCACCTGGGAAGTACGGGAAGAAATGGTAACAGAAGCCACCGTTAGGCCAGCGCGTGGCCCAAGTGCCGTCCTGTCGGCGTCGGAAGGCTCGGACCTGCCCTGGGCCTACGAACTCCCTGTCGGCATTGCCATCGGGTAGCTGGAGCAACACCTGCACGGTGGTGGTGCCGCAGTTGTGCACCCGCCAGCAATCGTAACGCTGGTAGGTGTTGAGGATGCGAAAGACGGTCAGGCCCTCGATAGCGATCTCGGCGACAGCCAGCTTGTGCTTGTGGATCCGACCAGGAGGCAGTGTGGGGTCGGAAGGCCCGAGGCTGCCGCGGACATAGGACGTCAGGCCTGAGCCGGCCTGAGGATCCCAGCCGAGGTGCACGTCGTACTGGATGCCGGCCACCTCACGGCGTAAAAGCTCGAAGCTGTAGTGAATCGATCCGACGTCACAGGTAAAAGGATCGCCAGATGTGCTGTGGTGGTCGACGTAGACCTGGCCTCCGGCTGTGTCCAGATACTTGTTCTCGAGCTTCGACAGGGCGATCTTGGCCGCCTGTTGGCTGTGCTCGTTGCGGTAGTAGCCGATGCCAGGGATGGACGGGTTAGGCACGCCTCCGTCGTCATGCAGGCGCATGGCCGTCTGCGGATCGTTCCGGTAGACATACCAGACGCCGTAAGGGAACGGCGCCGACCAGTGATCGAAAGGCTGGAATCTCGATTGCGCCCACAGCGGACCCATCTCATTCAACGCTGCCCGACATTTCGCGTCGAACCGGCTGTACAGGACGTTCAGGTTGTAGGCCGTGAACATCTTGTCTTTCCTGTCGGTAGCGTAGGGCATGGGTCAGTAGAACCAGGACTCCTCGGAGGTCTGCACCGTTGTCGACATCACCGCGGTCTTTAGAGTCGTGCCGTTGGCGTTCTGCTCGACCCGTTGGCCAGGCCCGGCGATGAGCTGGGACCGTCGCACGGCCTCGATGAGCTGGTTAATGGCCCGGGCATGGTCTGCCTTAAGGCCGGTCTCGGCCAGTTTGGAGGGCAGTTGGATGGCCATGGCTATAGCTCGCAGAACTGGGCGAAGATCTTCACGGAGCTGTTGCTGGCTTTGACGTACATCGTAGCGTCGACCCACGGGATCAGGATGAACTGCCCGGCTGGGATCTGGAACGAGTACGGTGAGGAAGGCCCGATAGACACCGGGTTAACTAGATCTAGGTTGACCACCAGGAGGCGATAGGGTGTAGACAGATCAGCGGTGAGGTCCAGAACCTCGTCGCTAGTGCCGACCACCTGGGTCTGCTGCCCCATGTCGGTGCCGGTCATGTTGGCAATCGCACTGTAAGACAGTGAGTTGATCACAGCGCCGCCTTTGCTGGCGTACAGCCGGGCTGACATCTCGACTTCGTTGGCCATAGGGTTGGTGCGTTAAATCTCGCAGAAGGTGGCCTGGATGGTCACCGCGGAGGTGTTTGCAATCAGGTAGAGGTTCGTGTTGATGTACGGGATCAGCATGGTCTCGCCTGCCGGTAAGCGCATCGTGCCGGCACCCGCGGCGAAGCCAGAGGTAAACGACAGCTCGACGTAGTTGGTGGAATCAAGGTTGGAGATCAGCACCTTGTAAGGACTCGTCACATCAACGGGCACATCCAGGGTCTCAGAGGATGCTGTGCCGATGGCCTGAGTCTGGCTGCCCATGTCGGTGCCGACCATGGTGGCGCTCTTGGTGTAGGTGACCGAGGGTAGGTAAGCGCCGTTTTTAGAAGCGTACAACCGGGCCGTCATTTGGATTTCGTCTGCCATAGTGTGTGTTTTTTAAAGGTTACTCAGAGGAACGGGTAAATGAGTGTGTCGTAAGGTGCGAAAGTCCAGGCGATGACCTGCTCAACCTGGTTGGTTTTGGTTATCAGGCTGGTCGAGTAGTTTGTCTGCTTCCAGCCCCAGACTGTGCCGTAGGGGGCTAAGACTGCCCCGGTGGCTTGATCTTTGGGAATTTTGGGAAGCATTTGTTGCACAGATAGTGGCAGATTCCAATTCTGAGCAAACGATTCGACCGTGTAGACAGGCGGTATTCCGTTAGGAATTTGAGGCAGGCCTAGATTTCCGGAAAAAGTGGCTATCCTGGTCAGACTGACTCGAGCAATAGGGAACGTGTCTTGGCCGCGGTAGAGCATCTGCCAGACTTTAAGCGCCATCGGATAACGAGCTGGATCTGCCAGGTTAGTATCTCTCTGAGATAAAACCTCACCGTTTTTAGCGGCTGTCTCAATGACGAACTTGTAGAGGTTTGGATTCCCTGTCGAGTTAGCTTCCTTGTCGACTGCTGGCAGAGCAAACACCGACACATCGAGGTAATCGGTGCGAAACTCGTAGCGGATGTCTGCTATTTCTCCAGGTAACGGGGCCGACTGATCTTGTATTGCAAGGGCGGGGTCAAATGAGTTGCCGCCGATTGTGACGGTGGCCTCGGAATACGGGCCGTCCTCGCGGATGCTGTACTTGGCGCCCAGGGCCACCCATTGGGCCGATGCGATGCGGAGGGTATCCTTGTCGCCGCGGAACGTTAGCTGGACCACCCGGCCGTTGCCGTTGTTGTCGTAGGCGCGGCTGACCTCGATGTACTCGAAGTCATTTGGGTTTGGTGAGCCTTGGAGTGTTGCCATGTTATTCGACAGCCTGAGCTGTTCTTCCGGTGTTTACTCGGATTGCACGGGTCTCGTTGGTCTGGATCTTGATTTGACCCACCAGGGTGTTAACCCATCCAGGAGGCGCTTCCGTTGAGAACATTGAGGTCTCGCGTTTAACTCTGCTGTCTATTGTGCCAATGGTTCCGCGTTGGATCGGTAATGCCTCGAAACTTCTGTTAACATCTTGAGGTGAGGCAAACGCTTCTTGAAAGCTGGCTTTTAGAATTGACCCCTTGCCTCCCAGTGTTTGAAAGAAGCCAAGTAATCCGTCTTCCATTGTCTCAGCATCTTTAGCGGCACGCTCAACTGCATCTGCAAAGAAGTTGATCTCAGGAACTGCTGAAAGAATGATGGTCCGCTTTATCTCGTCTACGCGATCAGCCAATTTTCCAATAGAATCAATTTGCTCTTTTGAGATCAGATTGATCGGACCGATCTCCTTGATCTTAGCCATTGCACCCGCGGCCTTGAATGCCTTCTCACCAAGAATTGCGATCATGGCAGCCTGAGTCTGTGCGCTGCTGCCTGCATCCTTGTGGGCCTGGCCCATCCTCGAGATCAGGTCGATGTTCGAGATGCTCTTGTCGTTAAGTTCAGCGACTGAAAAGCCAAGCGCTTGGAAGTATTCCCGGGCCTTTCCTCCCTCCTCAATAGCCTTAAGACGCTCCTGGCCGACTGCTGTGATCGATTTGGCCATGGACTCGAAGGAAACACCCGTCTGGCCTGCCAGTACCTGCAGGCGCTGGACGTCGTCGGTGCTGATGTTGAGTTGCTCGGACAAGTCCCCAATGGCGTCGACTGTCTCGACCACCTTCGAGACAAAAGAGCCAATGGCAGCAACAGACAGTGCCGCGCCTAACTGCATCCCAACGGATGATCGGAACTTGTCGGTCACGCTGGAGGCTCGTTTAAGGCCGCTTTCGTAGGCCGAACCGTCTAGGCCGAGCTTTGCAATAAGTGAGAAAATGGCCATTTGTTAGTTCCTTACCGTCTGCTGTTCTTGAGCATAGCGCCAGAGGGCATCGTTCTTATCGTTCCACAGCTCGACCTGACCGTGCATTTCGGCATTGGTGAGGAAGAACCTTTCGGCATCGGTCACCGGCATATTGAGCACCGTCTCCTCGGTAAATCCAATGTCGACTAGGCCAACCAGCAGCCTTTCGGGCCAGGGCATGGCCGCCTCCCTGGATCCTGCACCCGGCTGCCGTAGAACTTCTGGGCAGTCGGATTTGTCTCCAATCCACTCCTGGAGGATTTGGCATTCCTTGACCAGGTCGGACTTGCTGACCTTCTTACGCATCAGCCGGAGCGGCACCCACCGGAACACCGATGCCATGGTCTTGATCGACTCCTCGGCGGATTGGCTGCACACGACGACAGCCTCGACCAGGTCGTTAGCGGTGGCCCGGCCTCCGGTGACGAAGGGCGATCCGAGGCGGTGCAGCAGGATGGCGTGGCCGACAGTAAAGGGCACCATGCGGAGCCCGATTACCATCGGACAGGGCTTGGCTGTTGCGCTTAGGATGGCGGCCAGGCTGCTCACACGTTCAGGGCGACAGCGGCAGCGGTGGTCAGGTTCTTGTACTTCTTCACGGTGATCGAAACCATAGCCTTGCCGCTCTGAGTCATTTTGACCGAGCCACCGCCGGCATAGATGAACCGGCCAGTGTTCAAGATATTAGCGGTTCCCATCATTGAAATATTTGGGGCTCCAGAAATCGCCACGGTGCCATTAACCGGAGCCAGGGAGCAGAATGCTAAGGCGGCGGTGGCATCGGCACCAGAAGGGATGAGGTTGAGATTGAGGGTCACCCGCTCGTTGTAGCCGATGTGACCGACCACCTCGCCGCCGGAATTGCGGACCTCCTCGGTGTCGGCTTCATGAGTGATGTCATAACTCTCAATCGAAGCCAGGGCACTGAAAACTGCGTCTACGTTGTTGATGCCATACATGGTCACCGAAGCCGGTGAACCAAATTGGTATGCGAGTCCTTGTGAATTAGCCATGTGTGTGGGTGGTTAGAGTGTTGCGGAACAGTAGAGGGTGAAGGTCCTGGTGAACGTCCTGGACCGATTAGAGATTGAGGATGCCCCAAAGTCCAGAGGTGCGGCGAATTGCGCCGTAAAGGGGCCGCTGGGGTCGTTTGATGGCGCGTTGAGAGCAGAGGCCCCGGTGTCGTCGAACAGCGGCAGGATCCGGTTGTCGAGCACCTGGACGGTGGTCAGCACAGCAGCCTCGTCGGTGTCATCGGCTGATAGTTGAAGCTCGACAGCGATCTCGACTTCGCAGGTCAGGTCACTGCGCTGCATTGGCCTGGCCGAGTTGATCGAGATCACCAGGCGCGGGAAGTTGGGCATGACGTCCTGGTCGTCGGGGTCGTCGTAGAGGCCGCGGCTGTAGGACGTGAGGCAGGTGGGCGTGCCGGCGCCGGAGGCCGACCAGTCGGCGGCCGCCAGGTAGTCAGCGACTGCAAGTTCAGCTCTTAGGGCGGCGGCGTTCATTTGATTGTGATCCCGTTGTCTTCGAGAACCTTGCCGTTAGCCAGGAGGGCCTCGGTCATGTGGTTGACCATCTCGGCCGTCTCGTCGTCGAAAGCCTTCTGCATGGCCGTGTTGTAGATCCCGGCCACCCGGTTGTATTGGCTGTCAGCAATACCCGCGGTCATTACCACCGAGGCTGTCGGGTTGAAGCCTGGGACAGCCTGAAATCCTCGGGCCTTGGTGCCCTTGTGCGTGGCGACGTTCTCTTCGTTGAGGCCGTACTGGTTAGCAAGTGAGACCAGGGCGGCGTTGGTCTGCTTCGGCGCCTTGTAGCCGGGAGGCTTCGACAGCGGTTTCCACTTGGCGCTCTGAAACTGGCTGAATCCCTTGTTGTACACTCGGATCATCTTCACCACACCGGAGCGTAGATATCCGACCGACCCGATGGCCTTCCGCATCAGGGCCGAGGCTGCTGCCTTCATTTCTTCGCCATAGAGGCCGCGGCGACCGCCCTTGGCTTCTTTCGACTGAGCTATCAGGTGCACCCGGCGAAGGATTCGGGATTTACCGATCCGCTTGCCGGTCTTCTTGCTCTTGCGGTTGATGTCACCGACAGGTGTCCCTAGGTAGTCGGAGATCCTGCGGCGCTCCTGGCCTGGGCTCTTGGGCGGCACCAGGACGAACAGTCTCACCATCAAATAGAAGAACCGGCTGTTGATGGCCTTGTGAAGATCGCGCGAGGTGCTCAACAGATACTGCTTCATGGCAGCATCGAAGTTGCTCGAGTCGACCGTCATGTTAACGACAGGCCTCACTTGGTCTTGGCCCCCAGCTCAAGGTTGTAGTAGGCGCCGGAGGCATCCACACGGCAGGACAGGATGCGGAGGGTGCGGCCTTGATAGACCAGAGTCCTACCGACCACAGGCCGAGGCTTGCAGAAGGTCAGGGCGATGCGGTCGGTGTTCTCCTGGAGGATGAATAGGCCGTCTTCTTTGAGCAGCCGGGAAAAGGTCGTGCCCTGGTCGAGCGTGTAGAGCGTCGAATCCATCGAGACCAGGGTGCTGTCGCAGGTCTTCCAGTCGCTGAACATGACCAGGATCCTCGAGGTCGCGTTGTCCTGGAACCCACCGGAGATGGGCACGTTGGCATCGTTGACGGCTGCCGGGATGCACCGGATCGACGTCCCCTGCCAGATGAACATCGGCGCCCCTAGCATCTGCTGGAGCACCGCCATGCCCTGCTGGAGACTGGATCCGATGGTGGTCATCAGGTGGTAAAGTAAGTGCCAGAGACTATCAGCCGGCTAGTGGCCTGGAGATGGCCGGCCAGGCTACTGGCTGCTCCTGTCTCGAAGTGAGACAGCTCGAGGTAGCTGGTGCCGGCGATCAACCGGGCAATGATGGCGGTCTTGGCCTGGTTGGTGGCATTGGTCAGCCAGACAGCGGCGGCGGCCTCGTAGGTGACGGCGTCGGGCAGCGATAGCCGGAGGTTGCCCGTAGCGGATCCTGTCACCGAGTTGACGGTGATGTCCGCGGTGAAGGTGGTCACGAATCCGATGGACGTGTGACGGGCCGTGTTGGTGGTGATGGCGTAGGTGCGGCCACCGCCGGAATCGGTCAGCGTCGGCACCCAGGTCGTCGGTGTGACCAACGGCAGGGCGGCATACAGCTCGGTGAAGTTGTCGTTTATCTTCTCGCCGGCGCCGCGGAGGGTGTCCCCGGTGTTGTCGTTGGCGATGGTGCCAATGTTGATCGTTTGTTGAGCCATATTATTTCTTGGGTAGGACGTACCAGCCGGCCGGGAGGGTCACCCGGGAAGGCCCGACCAGCTTCTTGTCGGCATCGAAAGCATAGACGCTGGCCTTTACCGGCTGCGCCAGCATCACCGGATCACCGCTTGGCACTAGGACCACCCGGGTCACCTGGCAGCCCAGGCAGGTCAGCAATGCGGCCAGCCAGATCGCTCTTGAGGGCTTCGGGAGCTTTGCCATGTTGCACATCGGTGGGTGGTGTTGCTCGTAGGAAGTCGAGGATTGCCCGAAGGATCTGGTAGATCCAGTTCACGCCTTGGGGTCGATGGTAGCGGTCTTGTCGGCATCCTTGGCCCAGATCAGGCCGATACCAGCAGTGACCGCGGCAATGGTCGTAGTCAGGTCGAGGTTGGTTGTCGGGTCACCGTCGAACAGGGCCTTGAGAGCCCCACCGACTGCGACAAGGATGGCACCGACACCGGCGAGAGTTGTTTTTGTGTTTTTCATTTGGATTTGAACAGCCTATAGGCTCCGTAGATGGCGCAGGCTAAGCCAATGAGCGCAGTGATAAGTTGAACCCAGTCGGTAAGCCACGGAATAAACGAAACAGCGGTGGCACCTGCCGCTGCTGCTAGGCTGAGTCCAGGGCTGGTGCTGCTGTTCGTTGGTTCCATTACTCGGATTTAGGCTGTGCGGCTGAGACTATGATATCCACAAGCGGAAGGGCTGCACGAGCGTTGGCAACGCCACCAGCCTTAACCGCGATGTCGATGAGTTGGAGGAGGCTGTTGGCCTGCTCCTGAGTGAGTTCGATCTTGATCATGCGGAGGGAGTATCAAGAACCACCACCGGCTCCGCAACCTTAACCGGAGGCGGCACCGGCACCCACGGCAACGGCGGAGCAATCACCGGAGGATTGATCTGATTCTCGATCTGCGCGGTGACGTTAGCCTCAATAGCCGCTTGATCGACGCCATTGCTGTAGCACCAACCAAGCACCTGCGCCTGCGTCAGATCCTCGTAAGGCGTGAACTCACCAGTCGGCGGAGCGAACGAGCAGGAGCCGTAGCAAGTGCCGCTGTATTGATCCTGAGTGCCGTTGCAACGCCAATCGGCGGTGATAACGACATTCGTTTCAGAGCCTTCGGTGGGCTTTACGAGAAGGCGTTCGATGATCCAAGAGAGGGTAATCATAGGATTAGGCAGCAGAAGTTGTGGCGAGAAGATAGTAGATCGTTCCATTAACCTTTATGGCAATCTTGTTGGTCACAGTGGTGTTTGTGATTGCTGCGTTGGTGACACCAGAACCCTCGGTAAAAATAGCAGGAATAGTGTTACTTGCAGAACGAGTGGAAGTGAACAACTGTACAGTTCCAGCGGGTCCGGTTGTCGGCTCTGTTCCGGTTCCAATAGCTAAAACCTTAGCGGCAGAGGTTCCGAATGTGCTAACCCCCACGCCGACGTTGCCGGAGGAGTCGATCTGAAATTGATCCGTCGATCCGTTACGGACGATGAAACTGCCGGTTGTTCCACCGGTGAAGTCTTGAGTGCGAATGATCAGGTTGTATGGCGTCGATGTATCCTTGATGATTGATGCGCTTCGTGCGCTTGCGGTTGATCCACCAATCATCAATCCGGTAAACAATCCGCTATCCACGGTAGAACCATTGCTGACATGGAGCTTTGCAACAGGACTCGCACCAATCCCCAACCCCGTGGAGTTCAGGGTCATTCGAGTGCCGCCTGCGCCGTCGAGGAACGTGTGTATACCGTCGTACGTTACGGTGTAAACCGGATTGGTAAACGTCGTCCCACCGACAGCGGTGGACGGAGTGATTTCAAAGGCATTGTCTACAGCGATCTGTTTACCAAGTCTGAAATTGTACTTGGTAGATTGCCCTATCATGCGGAGCTTCGAGCCATTGCCAGCAGATGCTTCCTCAAGCCCAAACTCACCAACCAGATGAAGAGGATATAGCGGAGTTGCTTGTACAATACCCACTCCAGTACTCGTAACCGCCAGCTTATTCGTCCGCACCGTCAGATCGCCGGTGATGGTGGCGGAGGCGAGGGTGGCGGTG